AGTCGGGACTAAGACGTGGAGGTGGCCGTCTGGAGCGCTCCTGCGGCTCCGCAGCCTCGACACGGTGGACGATTTCAGCAAGTACATGGGGTTCAGCTACTCGTGGATCGGCTGGGACGAATTGCCGCTGCACGCGAGCATGAAGCCATACCATCGGATGAAGTCGCGCCTTCGTGGTCCAGGCCAGCACAAACGGATTCGGGCCACAGGCAACCCCGGCGGCCGGTGCCACGGCGAGATCAAAGAGTATTTCGGCATCGGCACGTGGCCGAAGGGCTACCGTTTGATCCCGGACGCTGAGACAGGCATGTCGAGGATGTTCATCCCGAGCCGAGTCATGGACAACAAGATCGGCCTCTCGGCTGATCCTGGATATGTCGATCGGCTCAAGGGCGTCGGAGACCCGGAGCTGGTCAAGTCCTGGCTGGACGGGGACTGGGATTCGGTGGTCGGTGCGTATTTCGGGATGTTCCAGCGGTCCGCCGCCGAGGTGGAGCCGTTCGAGATCCCGGCAGGCTGGCCGGTCTTCACGTGCGGCGACTACGGCGAAGTCAACCCGACCTGGTGGGGGATCATTGCCGTGGACTCTGATGACGACGTGTGGGTGGTGGATGAATACTACCGGGCCGGCGCCGGCGGAGCGGACCACGCTCGAGGCATCCGGGACATGGTGGCGAACTGTCCATACATCAAGATCTCAAGGCCGCGGTTGAATTTGGCCCCGGCGGACATGTGGACGAAGCGGCGACCTGGCGAAGCGTCGCAGGCCCTGGCACCGCAGGACAGCTTCGCGAAGTTGGGCGTCCACTTGACCAGGGCCAACATGGACCGCGTCAACGGCTGGCGGAACCTAAAGGATCTGATGTATGCCTCGAGGATCAAGTTCTTCAAGGGCCGGACGGAGCGCGTCCTGGACAGCATCACGTCGGTGATGCGCGACGAAAACAACCCCGAAGACGTCCTGAAGGGCGGCGACGACCACCCGGCGGACGGGCTCCGCTACGGCATCAATCACGTGTACAAGGCGCGGCGGCTCCCGGAGGCTGTCCCGACGGGAGTCGGTTCGGGCCAGCATCTGCTCGATATGATTAAGGGCATGGGCGACCTCGAGGGTAGGGGAGTGCTGTGAATAAGGCAGGGATTGGATTCTGGAAATCGGAGCTTGCGACGCTCGATACGCTGTACGCCGCCAGGCTGGTGACGTGGCAGCGGCAGTTCGACGCCTACGACTTGAAGTTCAAGCAGCAGATCCGCGACCTATCCCGTGACAAGTACATCCGCGTCAGTGAGTTCGTGCCTGTGGTTCGTCAGATCATCGGCTCGGTGGCCATGAACTACCCGCGGCTCTTCTTCGAGGTCTTCGAGGACGAAGCGGAGGGCCAGGACGTCGAAGACCTCCTCGAGCGCTCCAGCGCTGCGATGTTTGAGATAGCTAACGCCAAGGCTCACGTCCACCAGGCCGGGCTTGACGCGCTGTTCTGCGGGGTGGGCTGGGTGCGCACCGACGTGGATCCTGTGGGCGGGGACGACATCAACGCGCCGTGGTCGGCTAACGACCCGGACAGCGAAGACCTCGTAGCGTTCAGCCGCGTGCCTCCCTGGCATGTGCACATCGACCCGCATACTCAGCCGCATGTGCTGGGCACGTGCCGGTACATCCGTGAGAAGGTGCTGGTTCCGCTCAAGTCGCTGCTGGAAGACAAGTCCATAAAGCACAAGGGCGAGATCAAGAAGAGCGGTACCGAGGTGGTCGATGAGATCGGGACGGGGCAGCTGCTCTATAGCACTTCGGACGAGGACGAAGCGAAGGCGGTAAAGGACAGCATCGAAAACGGCGAGTTCGTCTGGTGCGACCGGATCCATGTCCGTAAGACGCATCTGAGCGACCGGCAGCTGATCATGTTCGTGCCTGGAGTGGACGAGCCGGTCATGGAGAAGCCGCACCCCTTCATGCGGCGAGTGTTTTCGCAGCGGATGGAGCGGGGGATCGACCCGGACACTCTCGAGATGACGGAGCTGCCGATGTTCGATCCTGACACGGCAGAGGTCAGCGGCTTCGAGGGCGAGCCGGTGATGGATCTGGAGACCAGGCACAAAGACGGCGACCTGGGGGTGCCGGGTGTGGGTATGCTGGTGCAGCACGGGGTGCCGTTTGTGCCGATCCGGTTTGACATGCATCCGACCTCCTTCCATCCGGTCAGCCAGCTGGAATACATCGAAGACCTGCAGGATCTGGCTATAGAGATCCTGTCACGCAAGGCGGCCAGTCAGAAGCGGTTCTCTCGCATGTCCACGGTGACTCAGGCAGAGGTGGACGCCAACCCCGAGATCGCGGAGAAATACCAGCGCGGCGAGGACGGAGAGCTCCTCGTCATCATGGACCGGAACAACTTCGGCGTGCTCGACTCCTCGGGCGTCCCTGCCGGGGAAGACGCCCTGCTGAACATCTCGAGGGGCTACAGCGACCGCATCACGCGCGTCAACCAGCTGGGCAACCAGGACGCGGCGAATATCACCGCTACCGTGGGAGCCATCATAGGCGCCTCGGAGAGCATCAATGAGCGCTGGATGGAGCTGGCGTTTTCAAAGATGTACGTGGATCTGGCTCGGAACGGCTTCCAGATCATGGGGGATCTTCGTTACACACCGGAGAACTTCATCCAGAACGTGGCCCCGGACGGTCAGCAGCAGATGTCTCGAGTGCTAACCAGTGCCGATTTCCTGTGGCATTATCGCATCACCGTACAGGCGGGGAGCATGCAGCCTCTGTTCAAACAGATGCAGGAAGACAAGGCGCTGGCGTTCTATGACCGAGCGATTCGGAGCCCGAATTTCGATCCTCGAGAGCTCGACAAGATGATGGCGTCCCTCTTCGACGCGGTGGGCGACCCCGAGAAGCTGATGAAGTCGGAGGAAAACGTGGAGGCGCAGCGTGCCGCGCAGCTCGAGAACGACCGCATGATCTCGCAGCTGCAGGATCCTGGGGTGTTGCCGGACCAGGACCACGACGCTCACATACCGATCCACGGGGAGTGGCAGCAGCAGCCGATGGTGCAGCAGCTGGTGCTCCAGTCACAGCAGCGGCTCGCTACAGGGGAGGTGGCCTTCCCGCAGGCAGCGGCGCAGCTGCAGCAGATTGGGCAGCTCATAAACCAGCATCTGCAGGCGCACGTGCAGGCCCAAGGAGAGCAGCAGATGGCACCGACGGGGGCTCCTGGGACTTCCAATTTGGGCCAGGAAACGTTGCAGGCCCAGGTGGCCAGTAACGCACAGATGGTCTCTCAAGCGGCCAAGGTGCAGGCAGAGCAGGAGGCTGTGCAGTGACCCAGGAAGACACGGCCGCCCTCGAGGCTCTGATGCAGGCGGGCTGGCATATCAAGATCATGTCGGACACGAACGGTCCCAAGCCGAAGTGGCGGTGTTGGGTGTCGTGGAGACGGGGCCAGATGCCTCACAGGGAAGAGAGCACGAAGGTGGCCACCCTGGCGGAGGCGGCGACGTGGGTACAGGCAACGGCGGAGGAGTTTGAATGAGTCTACGTCTCTGGGACTATCAGTGCGACCACTGCGGGACTCGCCACGACAACCATATGTGCACGGGGAAGCGGATCCCGAAGACGATCAAGTGCGGGTGCGGTAAGCGTGCGGGATGGGCGGGCTTCAAGACCAATTTTATCCATCCTACGCTGAGCTCGCTGTATAACTTGGGGAAGGATCCGCAGCTTGACGGCGCTAATCCGCAGTCATACGACGAGCGCAAGAGGGTACTGAAGGAGCAGGGCAAGGTGGAGCTCGGCGGGCCGGAGCGCATCGACGACATCATGAACGACGTAGAAGAGACGCCAGAGCGCAACGCTCACGCTCCGGGGGTAGGGGTGGCGGACAGCGTCGAAGACCTTATGGACGTGTTACAGACAGATCCACGCATTGACCGCCGGCACACTGGGGCTCCTCGAGACCAGTTGCTGGAGTCATGGGGGAGTTTAATCCCCGAACAAGAGGAATAAGAAATGACTGAAGCTGTAGCAGTTTCGTTTGATCCGTCATCTGATGCTGGAGAACCCTCCTCGTCCCCAGATCAAGACAGCTCTTCGGAGCTGGCCTTTGAGCTGGACAAGGCGCCCGGAGAGCCCAGCGACGATACCGATGGGCAATCTAACGAGCAGACTGCTGTTGCCCAGGCCGAGGGAGATACCCCCGCCGACACACTTGAAACCAATGCCACGCCCGAAGAGGATCGGGATGGCCGCTTGCGACATGACGATTACACCAGGAAGACCACGGCGCTAGCTCAAGAGCGAGAGGCGTTCGCTCAAGAGAAGCTCGAGTATGCACAGGCTCAGACTGAGGCCCTGCGTCAGCAGACGCAACAAGGCCCTGGCGAGTCTCAGCATGTTACTCGATCCCAGCAGATCAGACAGCAATTATCCGCTACGCCCGATTACAGTGAGGCGACCCCTCACGGTATCAGCGCGGCGGAACGCCGAGGCATGGAGGAGATAGCCGACATGCTGGAAGGCGCAGCCCAGACGGTTCATGCGCTGAACGATCTGCAGAGTAGGTTCGACGCGCTCGAGGCATCTACCCAGCAGACCGGGCAAGCGGTTTCCAGTATCACGGAGGCCGAAAACTCAGTACGTGCTGAGAAGATGCTGAAGCAGTTGAGGGACGCTAAGGAGCTGTATGGCGACTCTGCTGTGACGGATAACATTGAAGCGATCAGGCGGAACATCAACGCCGTCAACCCAGACACGGGCCAGCCGCTCACCGTGGCCGAGATCGTCGGCAGGTGGACGGGGAAGTCCGTTGAAGGTGCTCGAGCTGCCCTGGAGGCCAATCGTCAGGGCGTTAGGGATGCCAAGGCGGGAGCGGCGTTGCCAGGAGCTAGTGTCGGAACCGGCGATACAAACGCTGGAAAACTGACGCAAGCTCAAGCTGTTGCCATGATCGCTTCGACGCCTGGGTACAAATAGTGTAGTCCAGAATTTCGCAGGTCAATCATGAAGGTTCGCTAAAAAATGGCAGCACAGACACTCTCGGAAGTTGCCGACACTCACTGGAGCGCCACCCAGCGCAGTGTCGACAGCAAGGTGGTGGATAATTATTTCAAACGGGTATCCACCCTCGATAAGATGCGAAAAAGCGCCCTACAGGTAACAGACACGGGCGGCCGAGGTATCCAGGTGACGGCGCGGCTCAGCGGCGGGTTCGCTGATAGTTTCGATTCATACGACGAATTGAACAAAGCGCCGATCAATCCTGTTCAGTCCGCTTTCTACTCGAAGCGGTACTACTACAGTCCGATCATTCTGAGCGACACGGAATCGTGGGAGAACACGGGAGCTCAGAAGCGCTTCGACGAGCTGAAGGAGCTCGGCGAGGTGGCGATGGAGACCATCCTGGCGGCGATCAACGCTGATTTCTACACCGCGCAGGCTGGTAAAAACATGCTGGGGTTCCCGGACATCATCGCTGATGCTACGGGCGCGACCATTGGTGGGATCAATAGCGGCTCTACCACCAAGTGGGAGAATCAACGGCAGACCTCGGCGAAGACGTTCCTGACGCAGACCACTACTAACATTTTCGACGGACTCACCCAGTGGAATCTGCTCCTGGACGACTGTCACAAGAACAAGGGGCGCCCGAAGCTGCTGTTTACCACGTACTCCATCGTCGGTGCCTATCGCATAGCGCTGTCGTCGCAGGGGTACGCCAGGACGACAGTCGAAGATGCTGGCGGCGGGGTCGGTGGCAGCCGCAACCCGGACTTCTACGACCTGGAAGTCATTCCGGAAGTAGACTGCACGGCGTTGCATTGCTACATGGTAGATCCAGACGCTTTCAAATTTCACGTCATGAAGAACGTGAACTTTCGCAAGACTCCGTTCGTGAGCCTCCAGAGCAACGGACAGCTCGCGCAGCTGGCCTACATGGTAGCTGGGGTCCAGTCCACCACCAGGGCACGCCGGGCCAATGGCGTGCATACCGCCATCAC